TTTCTTTCCTGTAGATGGCAACTCAAGTTCATAAGTTGGCGTAACAATGGTAGGTAATGGCATAATAATTCTTTCAGTGTCTTATTTATCAACCTACATTTGCAGTAGTTCCAGCTAAATCATTTGCTCCAATTCCAGGACCTGTATTAACTATCATATCTCTAGTAGAACCTTCTCCTATTATATCACTAATAGAAAAAAGAGATTGTTTTTTCTGTTGTACATACCTGATGAAATTAAATGACACACTACATTTTAAAATAGAACTTTCATCATATGAAACTGGAATAGCAGTTAATGCTATAGGAAATGCTTGAACAAAAGTATAATCCAAGGTAGTTCTGGCAGTTCTAGTACTTGTACTTCCACTAGTACTATGATCTCTCATAAAATGATCCCTTTCAAATTTAGTTAAGTAAATATTATTCTTATAAGAATTAGGATAAGCCATCCTATAACTTATATACTCACCTTTATATTCCTCTTTATTATCAATACCAGTAATATAATCCATCCACCCCTCTAATAATTCAATTATTTTATATTCTCTATCAACATAAAAAGTTAATCCTATTGTCTCATCATACAATCTTCTATAAGCCATCTTCTCAGTGGTTCCATGATAATCATTATTAACTTCATGAGTAGTTAAACTAGAACCTGGAAGAGTTGCTTCACAGCAAAGTAAATTAAGATTATCATAATCCAAATTACTTAATGATAATCTATCACGAACTGCTTGAGGAACTTGCAATGTCAATCTATATAAAGAAGATTGTGCTGTATTAAGCAACCTCGACTTTATCTTAGATACTGTTAATTTTGTTGGCCTGACACCTGCCATCTATAAATATTTGATATTATATATTATGTATAAGAGATGGCTGAAAGTATTAAGAGTAGGTACAAACCAAAGCACCCTCGAAAGTATCAAGGCAATCCAAATAATATAATATGTCGTAGTAGTTGGGAGCGTAAGTTCTGTAGATACTGTGACCTGACTGAGAATATAATAGCATGGGCTTCTGAAGAGATAAGTATCCCTTACCTATCTCCTGTAGATAAAAGACCTCATAGATACTACCCAGACTTTCTCATGAAAGTGAGAGAAAATAATGGTAGTGTTAAAACATATGTGGTTGAGGTGAAACCTAAGAAGCAAACCAGACCACCAAAGAAAAAATCTAGAGTGACTAAATCATATCTGTATGAACTTACTACCTATGCTATCAACCAAGCTAAATGGAAAGCAGCACAGGAGTATTGTTTAGATAGGAGAATTGAATTTAAACTTATCACAGAAGATGAATTAGGTATCAAATAATGTCAGAAAGAACAGAAGAACTTCAAACACAAATTGAGAAGTTAGATGATGCTGATGACATTATGATGAACATCATGGAAGTGTTCACTCAAACTGATATAACACCTGATCCAGGAAACTATTATACATTTGTATATCATGCTAAAACTCCTGGTGTTTATGATGAATTTCCTCTAGTTGCTGTCACTTATGTGGATAGGTGGGGATTTCAAGGACTCAACTTCCATTGGGGAACCTCAAGAAACTATACATGGCAAGAAATTGTAGGAAGACTACATGTAATACACAATGATGAGATAGATTATATGCGTTCATTACATTATGCAAACTTTAAGACTAAATAACTAAAAAGATATTAATGGCAAAGATTAAAAGCGATTACTTTCTTCTAAACGGAAACTCTTTCTTTACAGAAACAGAAGGGGGAACTGCAACAGTAGTACGCAGTGGAGTAGGTAAAAAGCTTACCCAAACAGAAAAAGATGTTGCGGGAGATCATTATAATAGTACTAAAGATACAATAGATTTTGCTCAAATATATGATTTAGATTTTGGACCACATTATATTAGTAAGCTAGGAGCTAGTGATACATGGATGTCTCAAACTAGATTAAAAGAATATAAAAATGCATTTAAAAAAGCTACAGGAGAAAGTGGTCCTAATATAAGTTTCGCTCAAGCAGTTGAAGCAGGAAAACTTTGGAACCCCACTCCTCTTAATGAAAATGCTAATGGAAAATCCACATCTACCACAGACTTTAATGGATCAGTATTAAGATATCCTTTATTAAATACTGGAAGATATGATTATCTATCCATTGCTTCTTATAAAAATGAACCTGATAGATTTGATACTAATGCAAGTTTTACTAGTATGAGAACTGTCGAAGAAAGAATGACAGGTTCAGCACTAGGTAGAGTGTTTCTTCCAATGCAACCTGGAATAGCAGAACAAACTCAAGTTCAATGGAGTCAAGATACTATGAATGCTCTTGAAGCAGCAGGAGCTAACATAGCAGGAGGAACAATAAAAGGTGCTGCTAGTGGATCAAAAGAAGCTGCTCAAGCATTCATGAAAAATACTGGTGGTGCTGCTAAAGGTCTTGCTGGATCTATTAATGAAGATGATGTTGCTGCTTACTTTGCAGGTCAAGCAATAGGAAAAAATATTTTAACAAGAACAACAGGGAAAGCACTAAACCCTAACCTAGAACTTTTATTTCAAGGACCTACTCTAAGAACATTTAATTACACATATAAATTTACTCCCAGAGATGGTAAAGAATCTGCAATGGTAAAGAAAATTATTAGATTCTTTAAAAAATCTATGGTTCCTAAGAGAGGAAAGAATAAAATATTCCTAGAAACTCCTAATATATTTAAATTAAAATACATATTTAAGAGTGGAGGTCAACATCCTTTCTTAAACAAAATTAAAATGTGTGCTCTCCAATCTTTCGATGTTCAATACACACCTGATGGATCATACATGACCTATGAAGATGGTTCTATGACATCCTATCAAGTAAGTATGTCCTTTGGAGAATTGAATCCAATTTATCAAGAAGATTATGATACAGATACACGCAGCATGGGTTATTAAAAATGGAACAAACTTATTTTAGACAAGTACCAGACTTAGATTATGTTAATAGAACACCTGGAAATAAAGATATTTCCAACTATATTGCTGTAAAAAATTTATTTAAAAGAGGAAAAATTCGTCCTGATATATTTGGCAATGTAAATTTCTTCAATAAGTATAAAATTATAGGAGATGATAGACCAGATAATATAGCTACTGAAATATATGATGATCCTAATTTAGATTGGGTAGTTCTTCTTTCCAATAACATATTAAATGTTCAATCAGAGTGGCCACTACCACAAAGCTCATTGGATGAAGTTCTTCTGGAGAAATACGAAACTTATGATAAATTACATTCAACTCATCACTATGAAACTATTGAGATTAAAGATTCTAAAGGAGGAATTATATTACCAGAAGGATTAGAAACTCCTAATACATGGAGAACTAATGGTAATTATATTCAAGCAATCAATACTAAAATCAATCAGATATCTGGCAATGATTCTAAAGTAGCTACTGTTACCATGTACAATGGTATTAAAGATCTACTAGTAGGATCCGAAATTCTTATTACTAATGTGGCAAATGATATTTACAATGGAAGATTCCCTGTATCTTCAATAACTTCTCTTAATAATGTAGTTGTTGTGTTCACATATCTCCTACCAGAAATACCAGAAGTTAGAAACCCAGTTATGGGAGGAACAGAAGCAGTTACCTTTACAGTAGAAGGAAATGTTGGAACAGGAAATGCATACTACTATGAATACTATGATGGAATTAACTTTAACACAGTTCCAGTAGCTAATATGACAAAGGCTGTTACTAACTATGAATATGAAATGAAAAAAGAAGATGATAAAAGAAACATCTATCTATTAAAACCAGAGTATCTTAATATTTTATTTAATGATATGGATGCTATCATGCCATATAAAAAAGGTGCTACCCAATATGTGAGCAGCACCTTGAAGAAAGGAGAAAATATTAGACTGTATCAATAATCTATTTAAATAGATTAATGTATGCTGCTATGACCAAGAGAGTCAAGCAGAGTTGATTATACCTCAAGAGTCAGCTAACTTCTGAAAGTAACTGAGAGCATCATCCTCTTCTGAACTAGCAGATGCTACAGGAGCTGCTGCTACTGGAATTTGTTCTTCTTCAGATACAACTTCCTCATCCAGTCTAGGAGCTTGGACAGGTTTCTGTCCCAAGACAGTCTTTAAACGTCTCTCCAAATCTTCATATGACTTAAACTGATCTGGTGCGGTAATAGCAGATA